TGGCCGGTGTGGGTGGCGTGGACGCAGAAATCAGCAGCGCAAAAATCGGCAGCACATTTGACTTTGTCGTCATGTCCACCAGCACTGGTGTGGGCACTCTGACAGTCAACACCGGCTGGACTCTGGTTGGCTCTGGCCTGACCACTGCTTCTGGCTTTGGTGCCATCTTCCGCGCTCGTAAAACTGGTGATGGCACTTACACCTGCTATCGTATTGGCTAAACCTAAACGGGGGCTTCGGCCCCTGTTTTTAAGGAATCAATCATGGCAAACACTAAACCTGTTGGCGTTGCTTACGCCGATCCCGCACTGGACAGCGCCCAATATACGCTGTTTACCGTTGCTCAATTGCCTGCTGCGTCTACTGCCTTGGCAGGAACCCGCGCTGCTGTGAGCAATTCGAATGCTGCTTACACCGCTGGCATCGGAGCTACCGTTGTTGGTGGAGGCGCATTTGTGGTGCCTGTATTCTGCAATGGCGCTGCTTGGCTCATTGGTTAAATAAAATGGGGCTTCGGCCCCATTCTCAACATGCATATTTATCTCAAGCACCCTGTTCACGGCACCAAAGTCGCAATTTCCAACATGGAAGCTGATGTTGATGAGCGAAATGGCTGGACAAGGTACAATCTAGAAACGCCTTCGGACTCCGAAGAAGCGGCTCCCGTTAACACACTCGGGATAAAGCGCAAATACACCCGCAAGGTGGAAACTGAAGGAGTCTAAGCATGACCACGTACACCGCTGGCGATCAAATCAATCGGTCACTCCGACTGCTTGGCATTCTTGCCGAAGGTGAAACGCCGTCTGCCTCCATGTCGCAAGATGCCCTGACCGCACTCAATCAGATGATTGACTCGTGGAACACCGAACGTCTGTCTGTGTTCTGCACCCAGGATCAGGTTTTCATTTGGCCTGCCGGTGAGTACATCCGCACACTTGGCCCCTCCGGTAACTTTGTCGGCCTGCGTCCCGTACTGCTGGACGATGCCACCTACTACCGCGATCCAGGCACCAACGTGTCCTTTGGCATCAAGTTCATCAACCAGCAGCAGTACGATGGCATTGCCGTCAAGACTGTGACCAGCACATACCCGCAGGTCTGCTTTGTGAACATGGGCTTCCCCGACATCACCATGTCGATCTACCCACGCCCAACTCGTGATCTTGAATGGCACTTTGTTTCGGTGCAGGAACTGAACCAGCCAGCCACATTGGCGACTGAGTTGCACTTCCCACCCGGTTACATGCGTGCGTTTACCTACAACTTGGCAATGGAGTTTGCCCCTGAGTTTGGCGTTGAACCCAGCCCTCAAGTGTCGCGCATTTCCATGACTAGCAAGCGTAACTTGAAGCGTATCAACAACCCTGACGATGTGATGTCGATGCCTTACTCGATTGTGGCGACTCGCCAGCGTTTCAACATCTACGCCGGTAACTATTAATGAAAACCCAGATTCTTGGTTCAGCGTATGTTGCTCGCAGCGTCAACGCTGCCGACAATCGCATGATCAATCTGTACCCAGAAGCCACGCCAGACGGCGGCAAAACTGCGGCTTTTCTGACGCGCTGCCCTGGCTTGGAATTCTTGCAAACAATTGGCACAGGCCCCATTCGGGCCCTTTGGGCACACCAGACCAATGGGACAAATATCTTTGTGGTGTCTGGCAACGAAGTCTACAAACTTGACGGCATGACCTCTGCGCCCACTTTTTTGGGCAATGTCACCGGCACGGGCCCCGTGTCTATTGCTGACAATGGAACCCAGCTTTTCTTTGCCTGCAACCCTGACAGCTACATCTACAACGAAGTCACCGATGTGTTTCAACAGATCACTGACCCAGATTTCCCTGGCGCGGTGACTGTAGGCTATTTGGACGGTTATTTTGTGTTCAATGAGCCCAACAGCCAAAAGGTGTGGGTGACATCGCTGTTGGATGGTCTGTCGGTCGATCCGCTGGACTTTGCCAGCACTGAAGGCTCACCCGACGGCTTGGTGGCCATCAACATAGACCACCGTGAAGCATGGATGTTTGGCACCGACTCAATTGAAGTCTGGTACGACGCTGGCTTGGCCGACTTCCCGTTGGCGCGCATCCAAGGCGCTTTTAACGAAATTGGCTGTGTGGCTGCGTTCTCAGTGGCCAAGCTGGACAACGGTTTGTTTTGGTTGGGCACCGATGCCCGTGGCCAAGGTATCGTCTACCGAGCCAACGGCTACACCGGCCAACGGGTATCCACCCACGCCATTGAGTATGCAATTGCTCAATACGGCAACATTTCAGACGCGGTAGCATACACATACCAGCAAGAGGGCCACGCTTTCTACGTGCTGACGTTTCCCACAGGTAACGCCACATGGGTCTACGACGTGGCCACCCAAGCGTGGCATGAACGTGCTGGCTGGGACAACGGCTCTTTTACCCGTCATCGGTCTAACTGCCAATGCAACTTTATTGGCAACACCATTGTTGGTGACTTTGAAAATGGCAACATTTACAAGATGACCTTGGACGTCTACGCTGACTATGATGAGCCTCAAAAGTGGCTGCGGTCATGGCGAGCCCTGCCCAGCGGTCAGAACAACCTCAAGCGTACCGCCCACCACAGTTTGCAATTGGATTGCGAATCTGGCACTGGTTTGGCCACTGGCCAAGGCGACGACCCGCAGGTCATGTTGCGTTGGTCAGATGATGGTGGCCACACGTGGAGTAGTGAGCATTGGTCGCCTATGGGCAAGATCGGCGCGTACTACCAGCGCGTGTTCTGGCGTCGGCTGGGCATGACGCTCAAGCTGCGGGATAGGGTCTATGAAGTGTCTGGCACCGATCCTGTAAAGGTCGCCATTATGGGCGCTGAATTGATTCTGAGCCCGACCAATGCCTGAACAACTTAATATAACGAACCTACCTTCGTCGCGGGTCGAGTTTATCGACCCTCGCACGGGGTTGATGTCGCGTGAGTGGTATCGGTTCTTTTTGAACATATTCACTTTGGTTGGCGGTGGCAACAACCAGACATCTTTGGATGACTTGCAACTTGCGCCTCCACCAACACCTGCAACTGCGGGCGGCGGCTCAGGCACGGTCACATCGGTCGATGTGTCGGGCGGCACCACAGGTTTGACCGCCAGCGGTGGCCCAATCACCAGCAGCGGCACTATCACCCTTGGTGGCACCTTGGCGATTGGCAGTGGTGGCACAGGCTCCACATCAGCGGGCGGCGCGCCATTTGCGCTCAAAGGTGCCAACACCGACATCACATCGGTCACGCTGACCAGCGGCACGATCACCACCGCACCCACATCAAGCAACGATATTGCCAACAAGTCTTACGTTGACAGTCTTGCTACTGGCATCAATTTCCATGCTGCATGTAACTACGCAACCACGGCAGCTTTGGCGGCCAATACGTACAACAACGGCACTGGCGGCGTAGGCGCAACTTTGACAGCCAACGCCAACGGCACACTGACTATTGACGGCTACACGTTTCTTGCAGGCGATGTTGGCAAGCGCATACTGGTTAAAGATGAATCTGCAGGTGCAAACAACGGTGCGTACACGCTGACCCAAGCAGGTACTGCGTCGCTACCTTACATTCTGACCAGAGCAACTGACTTTGATACCGCCGGTTCTGGTGTTGACCAAATTGACCAAGGCGACTTCTTTCTTGTCATATCAGGCACAGACAACGCCAACACTTCTTGGGTGCAACAGACTCCGTTGCCAATCACAGTCGGCACCACGGCGCTGGTGTTCATTGAGTTTGCTGCGGTGCAAACATACACTGCTGGTACAGGGTTATCCCTAATTACCAACCAGTTTTCGATTACAAATATCGGCACGGCGGGCACCTACGGCTCGGCCACACAAACGCCGGTATTGACCACCAACGCCCAAGGCCAAGTCACAGGGGTTACCAACACCACGATCACGCCTGCGGTAGGCTCAATCACAGGTTTGGCCACGGGCGTAGCAACTTTCTTGGCCACGCCGTCCAGCGCCAATTTGGCAGCGGCAATGACGGATGAAACCGGCACTGGCTTGCTGGTATTTGCCACTTCACCCAGCTTGGTGACGCCGATCCTTGGCGTTCCGCAATCGGGGGACTTCAGCATTGGCACGTTCACTTGGCCAACCTTTAACCAGAACACCACCGGCACAGCGGCCAACGTCACAGGCACTGTGGCCGTGGCCAACGGCGGTACAGGCACGGCCACACCGGCGCTGGTAGCAGGCACCAACGTCAGCATCACAGGCACTTGGCCAAACCAGACGATCAACTCCAGCAACCCTGGTGGCACGGTCACTTCGGTAGACGCAACCGTACCTTCATTTTTATCGGTTACCGGCGGGCCAATTACGACATCGGGCACCTTGGCCATTACCTATTCAGGAACGGCTTTGCCTATTCTGAACGGTGGTACTGGCCAAACAACCGCTGCCGCAGCGTTTAACGCCTTGTCGCCCATCACCAGCACGGGCGACCTGATCATTGGCAACGGCACCAACAGCGCCACAAGGCTGGCCATTGGGGCCAACAACTACGTCTTGACGTCTAACGGCACCACGGCGGTTTGGGCGGTGGCCAGCGGTAGCGGGGCGACGATCAGCAACGACACGACCACGGCCACCAACATCTATCCGTTGCTTGCCGCCGCTACCAGCGGCTCGTTGGCCACGGCGTATACCAGTGACGCCAAGCTGCTGTACAAGCCATCTACGGGCGAATTCTTGTCCCAACAATTTAATGCGGGCAACGGAATTTACGTCAACAGCAAAACCGTTTCAACGAGTTACACTATAGCCACTGGAAATTCAGGCATGTCGGCTGGGCCGATCACCATTGCTAGCGGTAGGACAGTGACGATTTCGTCAGGTTCTCGCTGGGTTGTTTTGTAAAAGGTGCTTCAATGACTGTAACCGCCAAAAATCTAGTTCCAGCCAAAACCGTTGAGGCAACGCAGACAACGCAATATATTGCCAATGGCGTGACCACAATCATCGACAAATTCACAGCGACCAACTACAGTGGCTCGTCAGTCACCATCAGCGTCAATCTGGTCACCGCCACAGGCACCGCCAGCAACGACAACTTGATCGTCAAGCAACGCACCTTGGCCGCATCTGAGACTTACATCTTTCCTGAACTTGTTGGCCAGATATTGCCTTCTGGGGGTTTTATCTCCACAATCGCAGGTACAGCCAGCGCCATCAATATGCGCGTCAGCGGAAGGGAAGTGTCGTGAACGTTGTCATCCAAACTTATTGCGAACATCCTGCATTGGCGTATGGCACTTTGATGGTGTTTAAAACATTGCGGGTGGGCTTTCCGACGGCAAAAGTATTGGTAATTGATAATGGTAGCCATCCAGACGTATTGCCCCAAATAGAAAAAGCAGCCCTTGACGCCGGATGCTTATTTACGCCTGCGCCACGCCAGCATTTCCTAGACTTTTACCGTTGGGTGTTGTTTGAACAAACCGCCATGAATTCGGTGGTTTTACTTGATCCTGATGTAGTGTTTTGGAACAACGTAGAGCATTGGAAATTTGACTGTTTGATGGCAGGCAGACGCATTCCTGACCTTTACAATTACGGCGTGACTTCTTTGTCTCGGCTGCACCCAAGCCATTTATGGGTGCCAAATGTGGCTAAATTGCGCCAAGCGTTAACAAATACACATGCTAATGGGTTTGACCCATTACGTCAGTTTTCAGCGCCAGCCAACGGCAAAATGTATTTTTGGGATACAGGCGCAGGCTTATACCAAGCCTTGGCAGACAAATGCGAATCCTTTACAGAAAAACAATTAGATTGCTATGACCATCTGTTTTATGGTTCTCATTTGCCTGTTATTCAGCCAGCTTTAAACGACGAAAACGTCACTTATACGGCGCATCAAGCCGCCGCAGCAAATGATTTGGCGTCGCTTAAAGGGATTTGGCGCAAACAAGATATGCAGTTTAAATCACAGCGGCAAAACCCATTAAATGGTGAAACTTTGTTGGCAGAGATGATTGAAACTTGTACCATTCTTGGGCAAGCGCAAGGAATTCAAAGCGGATATGATGCGGCGGTACAAGGTTTACTTAGCAACATAAAGGCTCAACTATGAGCAGTTTGACCAAACAAGAAAACATTGGCCAACTGGCTTTGCGTGAACTTTTAGCATTGGAAAAGCCTGAGCAAACGCTTTTGCAAATGCCTCAAGTCGAATGTTCTGTTGTGCATCATTTTGGGCCTGGTGTGTGCATCCGCGAAGTTTTCATGCCTGCGGGCACTTTGGCCATTGGACACAAACAAAAATTTGACCACCTAAACATTATGTTGCGCGGCAAAGTAATGATTGTTAAAGACGACGGCAGCACTCAAGTGCTGACTGCACCCATGATCTTTACCGGCAAAGCTGGCCGCAAGATCGGGTACGTTTTAGAAGATATGGTGTGGCAAAACATCTACGCCACTGAGTTAACTGACCCAGACGCTGTGGAAGCATGTTTTGTTGAAAAGAGCGAAGATTGGTTGCAAGACCAGCAATCCAAATTGGCGGTTGAAAAACTAACCCGCGTAGAAGATTGCGACGATTATTTCAAGCTACTTGATGATTGCGGTATTCCGCATGAGTTGGCTAAACAACAATCAGAAAATGAACATGATCAAAGGTGGGTGGATAACCAAATTACTCGCGTAGCTGAGTCGCCAATTGAAGGCAAAGGCTTGTTTTTAACATCACCTGTAAAATCAGGCGACATTATTTGCGCTGCCAGAATAGATGGGTATCGGACACAAGGTGGCCGGTTTACCAATCATTCAAAGACACCCAACGCAAAAATGGTTAAATTACCCAACGGCAACATTGATCTTGTTGCGCTGATTGACATTGAAGGATGTAAAGGCGGCGGTATGGGTACTGAAATCACTATCGACTACCGACAAGCCTTGGCGTTGTCAGGCATTGAATTTAAGGAGCCAATATGTCAGCAATAGCAACAGCAATTGTGGTCAGCAGCGGTATAGGCGCGTATTCAGCAAAAAAAGCCGGTGACACACAAGCTGGCGCGATGGATCGCGCTTCGGAATTGCAATACAAACAATACCAACAAGACGTAAAAAGACAAAAACCGTTTTACGACGTAGGTGTCAACGCGTTGCCAGAATTGGTTTCAGCGTCAAGATATGAGCCGTTTACTATGGATAAGTTTCAAGCTGATCCAGGTTACGCGTTTCGCTTGAGCGAAGGTCAAAAACAATTAGAGCGGTCTGCTGCGGCTCGTGGCGGCTTGCTGTCTGGCGGCACTGGCAAGGCGTTGCAACGGTTTGGCCAAGAGATGGGCTCGCAAGAATACACCAACGCATTCAACCGCTATCAGGCCGAACGCACCGCTCGCCTGCAACCTTTACAGTCGCTGACAGGCATGGGTCAAACCACGGCTCAACAAATAGGTCAACAAGGCCAGCAGATGGCATCCAATATTGGTAACAATATAGGCAGCGCGGCTGCGGCCAGGGCATCTGGGTATGTTGGGACGGCAAACGCTTTGACAGGTGGTTTGAATACATACTTAAATTACCAAAACAGCCAAAATATGGTAAACGCGTTAAATAACAGAGGCGGAGGCTATGGGAATGGGTACACGCCTACAACCGACTTTTCAACAGGCGCAGATTACGGGTTTGGCTCTACTAGAAAATTATAAGGATAAAACATGCCTATTGATCCTAGAATTTCCCTTGGTGTTCAGCAACTTCAAATTGCTGACCCGTTAGCGCAGTATGGCCAAGTGCAAAACATTTTGGCTGCTCAAGATCAAAGAAGAGCTGCGGGTACTCAAAACGAATTGGCGCAAGCACAGTTGGGCCAAACTCGGATGGCGATTAAAGAAGCGCAAGAAGCGCAAGATTACGTAGCGCAAGTTATGGACGCAGCCAAGAAAAACGGCGCGCCTACTGACGACCCTATGGATGCGGCTATGCAAATGCTGCGGCATCCAAACGCAAAAGTCCGAGAAGCGGGTCAAAGTTTGTTTGACGCAAACCAAAAAGTTTTGGCGTATCAGCAAGATAAATTGTTTGCAAATCGCACCGCACCGCAACCTTTGAAGGCTACTGCTTTACCTCCACGCGAGGTCGCTAAAGATGTTCCGATGCCAAACGATGAAAGTTACAACGCGTGGCTAAAAGACAAATCATCTGACTTAGATTACAGGGATTGGCTTAAAGCGCAACCCAGCCCGCTTGCGGCTGCGGCTGCACCTGCTACGCCGGTTAACGCGCTTGCAGCTGCACCTGCTGCGCCGGTTAATGCGCTTGCTGCACCGTCCAAAGCAAGTCAAATACTTGAAGAAATTAACGACTTGCAAACACGGTTTCCTTACAGCGCCAAAGCAAAAGAACGAATTACGTTTCTCACCAAACGGTATGAAGAAGCTGTTAAGCCACAAATTGTGGCACCTGGTTCGTCTGTTGTTGTTGATGGTCAGCCAATATTCACCGCCCAAGACAAGCCCCTTACTCAAACTGATCTTATACGGAATTACGAGCACGCAAAAACACTTGCGGGCGGTAGTTTCAAAGGCACGCTTGCTGAATTTAAGGCTATTTCAACGCCTAAGACATCAGTGTCTTATGGGCCACAAGAAAAAGAAGAGAAAAAAGAGTACGGCAAATTTTTGGTTGAACAGTTTAAAGGCGTAAACGACAGCGCGCGAATCGCCGCAAGATCACTACCTGCAATTGAAAGCAATCTTGCAACCCTAGATAACGGCTTTGACACTGGGTTTGGAACCGAAACAATAGCGGCAGGCGCTAGGGTGTTGGGTGCGCTTGGCGTTGAAAAAGCAGAAAACTTTGCAACAAACGCGCAGACATTCTTGGCCAGCGCCAACGCGGCAGTGTTGCAAAAGCAGTTGGAACAAAAAGGCCCGCAAACCGAATATGACGCGCAACGCATCACATCCATTGGCGCTCAATTGGGTAACACCAAAGAAGCCAACCGTTTTGTTCTTAACGTGGCTAAAGCCCAATTTCAGCGCGACATTGAACAACGGGCCTTCTACACTAAATGGCGCGACAAGAATAAAACACTTGAAGGCGCTGAGGACGCATGGTTTGCTGGCCCTGGCGGCAAATCTTTGTTTGAAAGCCCTGCGCTTAAAAAATACGCGGTGCCAACTGAAGCTAGCGCCGCGCCAGCTAAAGATAACCGCCCTTCACTAGCTGACATTCTTAAGCCTACTAACTAAACAAGGGGTATGTATGGCTGACCAATTCCGCGATCAAATCAATACAGCACGACGTGCTGGGTATACTGACGATCAAGTTATCGGGTATTTAAAAGGTAAAGACCCGCGCATTACACAAGCGTTAGAAGCAGGGTACAACCCAGATGAAATTTTGCAGTACCTTGCGCCTAAGTTGTCAATGGGCGAGGAAACTACGCGTAAGTTAGGAATTGCTGTTCGCGGCGCTACCGAAGCGTTAGCGCCAGCAACAGCGGGCGCGACCACCGGTTTTATGTTGGGCGGCCCAGTAGGCGCAGGCGTAGGTCTTTTGGCGGGCGGCTTGGCTGTTCCAGCTTCTGACGTAGTGGTGCAAGGGTACAACAAACTTACAAATAGCAACATTCGTTTGCCGTCGCAAGTCATATCCAGCATGATCCCAGGCCCCCGCGCTGAAACACCTGTTGAACGAGTTGTTCAATCAAGCACGGGCGCTTTGACGGGTACGGCGGGCTCTGTAGCTGCCGGACGCGCAATAGTTCAAGCACCAAATGTTGTTGAAGGCGTAAAAGCAATTGGAACTGAAGCCGCGCGTCGGCCTGTAGGTCAAATAGTTACCGCACCGCTTGCTACAGCCGCAGGGCAAACAGTTACTGAAGTAACAGGCAATCCTTTAGCTGGCTTTTTAACAGGCGTTGCTACTGGTACAGCAGCAGGCACTCGTCCGGTTAAGCGCGGTGAAGTTCCAACAATTGAAGAGCTATCTGCACGATCTAAAGCTAATTACGATGTTCTTGACAAATCTAATTTTCAGTTAGACAACACGCAGTTCACTGCCCACATGGGTAATTTGGCGGGTAAATTACGTTCTTCCGCTGGGTTTGACCCCCGCATCATGCCTGACGTGGACGCCGCGCTTGCACAATTAACTTCAGGCAATCCAAAAAATATCCAAGAGTTAACAACCTTACGAGCTATTGTTGGTAACGCGGCAAAGAGCACTAAGCCTGCCGAACGCTTAGCCGCCAGTCAATTATTGGATGAATTTGATGATTACGTAATGAACGCGCCGCCAAGCGCAATTGTTGCTGCGGATAAAAAAGCCTTGGTGGCATGGAAAGAAGCCCGCGCAGACTATTCCAAAATGAAAAAAGGAGAAATGATCTCCAATATTTTGGACAACGCTGATGTGTCCCAAGGGTCTAAAGAAGCAAACATTGCTAACCAATTATCAGCGTTGGCAAAGAATGAAAAGAAAATGCGTTTCTTTTCTCCTGAAGAACAGCAAGCAATTCGTGACGCGGCTAAAGGTGGAACGTTGCAATCAATGTTGCGTACCCTCAGTAAGTTCACCCCGATGACGCCTGCGGCGGCTATATTTACTGCGGTAAACCCTTTGGGCGCGTATACCGCTGCGGCAGGTATGACAGCTAAAAGTTTAGCTGAAACTCGCAGAATACAAGAAGTAAACCGATTGGCCAATCGTATGCGGCTTGGTGAAATACCCCAAGTTATCGAAAGCGTATCGGCAAACCAACCAGTCTTTTTTTCGCGGGGTGTTCAAAATATGCTAGGCCCAGTCCAACAAAATCAAAACGCGTTGAGAAAGTGACAACATGGCTTCAATCGTGAATAACAAACTTGAGGTAACCCAATGGCTGGCTTAACCCCCTCCCCCAAACAACAGATTTTCGGATCGGATGGCTTGCCTCTTGTCGGCGGCAAAATCTACACCTATGCGGCTGGCACTTCAACGCCTATCGCCACATACACCGATTACTACGCCACCACGGCCAACACCAACCCGATCATCTTGGACTCGTTTGGCCAAGCCAACATCTGGTTGATCAACACCACCAGCTACAAGTTCATAGTCAGGGACGCAAACGACGTGTTGCTCTACACCGTAGACAACATCTCCATCCCCTTGGACTCTGGGTCTTTGGCGTCGCCCCCACCGATTGGCAACATCACCCCCAACACCGGCGCGTTCACCACGCTGTCGGCCACGGGCACGGTCACCTTCTCTGGCCAGGTCAACTTCACCGGCACGGGAGCCGCCAAGTCCAACGTAGGCACCACGCCTCAGCGCCCTGCAACACCCGTGGCAGGCATGTTCCGCTACAACACCACCTTGGGTACCTTCGAGGGCTACGGCACAGACTGGGGCCCTCTGGGCGGCGGCGCATCCGGTGGTGGTGGCAACTCAATCTTCTACGAGAATGATCAGACGGTCACCATAGAGTACAGCATCAGTTCTGGCAAGAACGCCATGTCTACGGGCCCGATCACTATCGCTGGCGGCTTTGTGGGCAACGGCGTGATCTCAGGCACGATTTTGAGTGTTGACTCTGCAACCAGCGGCGCGTTGTATGTCGGCAGTGTCATTTCTGGCACCAACGTGACCGCAGGCACTACAATCAGCGCGTTTGCTTCTGGCACTGGCGGCATCGGTACTTATGTTGTCAGCCCATCGCAAACAGCCATCAGCGGCGCGATCACGACAACTGTCACAGTCACTGTCCCTTCTGGCTCACGCTGGGTTATTCTGTAAAGGAAAAATATGTCATCAGTAATTATTTCAGGAGACACCAGCGGGGCTATCACAGTATCAGCGCCTGCTGTTGCGGGTACAAACACGCTGACACTTCAAGCCGCCACTGCGACAAATGCTGTCAATAAATTGGAAACAGCGGTTGCCTCTACATCAGGTACAAGCATTAACTTCACAGACATTCCATCTTGGGTAAAGCGTATTAGTTTTATGTTTAACGGTGTCAGTACATCTGGAACATCATTTGTA